CGTTAAGCGATTAGGTGGTACAGTCGGGTGGGGTCTAGCAGGGGCTGCCGTATTTGGTCCCGTTGGTTTACTCGCTGGCTTGATCGCTGGCGGACGCAGCAAAGAAGTTACGTTTATCTGTGTTTTAAAAGATGACAGAAAGTTTATGGCCACTGCCCCATCAAAGGTATACACCGACATCCGCGCGGCAATGTTCTAAGTTTTTTCCCTATTCATAGGAATGATTACAAGGGTGATGTTATTATGGCAACGCCCTTTAAATAAACTCGATTTTATCCATAGTGCGATAGATAGATCTGGTTGTTTGGCGCGTCTGGAACTATGAAGTGTATTGAGCCGAGTTGACCGTGTTTTCTAATCCGTTACAACTTAAATTGTACCACAATTTAACGTATCCTGCGGTGGTTGCGGCTTGGCTGCATTTTCTGATTTGTTGCAGTTTTTCAAACATTATCTTTCGGTTTTTTGAATTTATTGCATAAAATGCGAGAAAACTTAGCCCATTAGCAAACAAACAATAAAGGGGCTCTAAAGCCCCCTTGTTCTTGCCGTTGTTTCAGTTCTATTTAATGCAAGGGTTGGTTAAGCAGCTCCGCGAGCTTCACTAGGCCTTTAGCTGTAACAAGTGCACGGGTTGCTACACGTTCTCGACCTTCCGCATCAAGATAAAGGTGGTCATCGTGTTCCATAAAGCCCGCTCTGCGCTTTTCGTCATAAGCGAGCCAATTCTTGGAACCCGACCTTTTGAATATCCAACGGCGCGAATCCATAAAACGAAACAAATCATCCCGTTTTACACCTAGCGTTTTCGCCGCGTCACTGATGCACATCGAACCACGTGCCCCCTCCAGCCGGTCAAGTTTTTTCAAGTTTTGTTTTTGTTCTGCAATGAGTTCATCTTTCTTCTTATTTTCTAACTGAAGGTGGTTCATAACTCCAATGAGAATTGCCGGATCAGAATAGTCAATCATCACGTTGGATTGCCGACGCAGTTCCGCTTCCATCGCATTGAACTGATCAATGTAACGCAATTTGAATTGTAGTGCCTTTTTGCCAGTGAACCCCATCGCCAATAAAGTGAAGCCATCTCTATCCATGTTATAGGTTTTGTATGTCTGACCGTTTTGCGGCTCGATATATGGGGTCTCTCCAAAATTGGATACACCCTCTGCAATCAGTTTTTCAATGTCTCTAATGATATGCCCATGCTGTTTCCCGAAATAATTGGCAACATCACGGCTGTTAGCAAACACTTCACCATCTTGAATGAATACTACTGGTTGATGTTCGTGTTTTATTGGAACCGAATTGATTTGAGTTTCATTTTCTACGTATGACATGTTACATGTCCTTTCGTTGGCAGCCCGTAAAAGCTGCTGATCCAAGAGGGGAGAGCGGACTACATGTGGATCAAGCACTGCCGCTCTCCCTGAACCGTGTTTACGCACGGTATAGGTGAATTATGATTAATGCTTATTGATGAGGTATTTTCTTACCGCGTTGAGCAGCGGTTCAACGATTTCGCTATAGCTATTCTCTCGTATCTGCTCATTGGCTAAATCAATGGCAGCAATGGCACCTTCTGCGGTTAAGATCGGCCTATCCCAATTTTTGATCAGGTTCCACCATGGCAACCATGTGTATTCGGCGGCATCGTCATCGTCGTCCTCTGGTAGAGAGTTAAACTCTTCTATGGCAGCGTGATATTTTCTTATAATGAGCAGGAGCGGGTCAAGAACATCATTGGCGACTTGTCGCTTGGCGTCGACAACATAAATCTGTTTGTCTTCGACAGTTGTGTTTCTGCCGTAATACATGCTATTGGCAACGTTAGCCATTCGAGCCTCCTTCCTTATGCAGGTTCGTTTCGGTTAGGGCTGATGCGAGATTGCCGTCTTGCGTCAGCCTGATTTCTTTGGTACCATTGTTTTTATGGAAAGTCAATCTGTGGTACCAAAGAAAAAACGAGGTCCTAAGCCAACGGGGAAGGGGACGCAAATACAAGTGCGTCTCCAGCCCGATCTTTTGGCTTTGCTTGATCTTTGGATTGCTTCCCAACCTGATCCAAAGCCAACTAGACCCGACGTGTTGCGCCTATCGCTAACCGAAATGTTGAAACCTGTTAAAAAAGATTAGTTTTGTCCAACCAAGCGTAAATTCCTGTGGCCTTGACGCTCTGCAATCTTTTGGCGGATTGCAAACTTACCGCCGCTCTTCAAATACAGATCGGTTTTGTTTGGGTCGAAAAGGCGGGCACGAGAAACACCAAGATAACCGCTTCCATTGTTATTAACTCGACACCCGAACGCCTCCAGCCGGTTACCAAACCATGCAGCAAGACCTTTAATGCCACCAAAGCCGTTTGCTCTTAGAATTTCACCTGCTGTTTTGCCTTGGATGATAACAACTGGTTGATGCGGTTGGACACGTGTACACATGAATTCAACAGTTTTTTCAATAGTCGTCACTTTGTGCGATAACATACGGGTAATGCCATCACTGCGACGGATCATTTCCATTGTAGCTGCATCAATGCCAACATTCACATTTTTCGCGATTTTCTCGCACTGAATAAAATATTTACGGACAATGCGGCCTTTTTCATTTCGCTCAACCATTGCAAGCTCTTTTGCCATATCGAGGCTGATAGCATATTCTTTAGAAGGACGCCCACCTTTAGGTTTTTCGGTATTTTCCGAAAAACTCATAAAGTCTTGATTTTCAACAAAATTATATGTTTCAATTTTGTCTTTAATCCATGTTGCAAACTTATCTCCGTTCTCAAGAAATGTGTGCAAGTCACGGGCATTGACCGTTTGAATTTGTTCGCCACCAATTTTACCATTGGAAACGGTGGGAAATGTGTTATATAGGGGATTAGACATAGCAGAAATCCTTTTCTGTCTTTGTTTGATTTCGTGGTGTGTGGTGTTGTTTCGAGGCAACCACACACCAGTTTCATTATTAGGCGAATGCTTCATATTTCGATGTCTCCAAGCCTTTTGCGACAATCGCTTCAGCAGCTTTAGTCATTGATTTAATCCTGTGGTCAAAACGATAGTCTCCAATATTATCAACGAGTGCTTTTGATACAGTAACGATTTTATATAGTTGTTTTTGTTATTTGGTTTGCATATTATATTCTTTCTACGAAGCTATATTATTCAGTAATGAATGAAAGTCAATTCTAAAATGAATGAACGTGATATTATTGATCATTCGAGGCTTGTTGAATTATCGAGATTTGTTGATCGTTTGAAATTTGTAAGGAAAAAAAGAGGTCTTTCACAACGGCAAGTGGCTGAAATGGCTGGCCTTTCTCAAGCCTCATACTCTCGTATAGAGGATGGAACAATTCCTCCACGTATAGAGACACTGATCGCTATTGCTCACGCGCTTACAGTTCCTATGCCCGCGTTGTTACCATCCCTGCGGAATAAAATGAGAGATAACAACGAAATCTTACTGCCTTTTAGCTTAGCTAACCGAATCAAGGTAGCGGCGCGTAAGAATAATCGTACTCTACAAGAGGAAGCAATTTCCGCTCTAAAAGAAAAATATCCTGTTCCCAAATTAGATGCAGTTGCTATTCAGAATTTAATTGAACAAGTTTCTAGTGCAAGAAATAGGGAGGAACGAATTTCTCTGATAAATGATGCAAACGAAGCAGCTAAACGTGATAATGCTGACGAAACGTTTAGTCTCAAAGATGGTAAACTTGTCATATCGTTAACTGCTTATGATGCTGTAGAGGATAAACTTTTCTCTACGGATGAGGATTAACCATGAACTTCAACCTGAATTATTCGCTGGATTTAGCGCGAGTGGTTCAGAGATAATGTAAGATAGGTTGCTCAAATTTGAGCAGCCTACCAGCGGTCAGAATTTTATATTGGAATAATCAACGGGCTGAATTTTCAGCTCGTTAATAAGCCGCAGGATAGGTTCCTCAATTTTGAGGAGCCCCTCGATAGAAGCCAACTTTTAGGTTTTTTGGTATTTCCCAAAAAACTTCTTGTCTGTTGTTCGTTTTAAAAATCCTAGTTTTGCACTCATTTGGTTATCCAATTTTGAATTACCGACACTTTAGCTCAAAAATGAGCTAAAGTCTTTTAGCCATTAAAAAAGCCTGCTGATTAGAGCAGGCTGTTAAAGTTATTTAAATGACAAGTTAGTTTACCAATTACATGCTTGTCGTATGGGCTTAATCGCTTCTTCAAGCCCCTTAAGTGAGAATTCCAGTATCGCTGGAGTACGGCCGTAGCGGTTAACTTCTATGAGCAATTTATCATGCCCGAACATGTTTTTGATGAATGGCACTGAATATTCTTTCTCCCAAAGTCCGACCCAATCATGCGTCTGTGCTACCAACATAGGCACTATGTGTGCTCGTTCTTTATCAAGCCGATAATTCGCGGCGCTGGCCCCCTCGTCGGAGTCCAAAACATCGCCAGTGGCAAAAGTAATGGTCGTAGACAACCGTTTTGAACACCCTATCATAACCGCTCCGTAACCACTATCGTCCACGCCTCCATCTATCTTATTGTCTGAGAACGCCGTAAGACTATACGAAGTGCTATCGTCCATTTTTGACTGTATTGTGTTCAACTTCCACTTCGATTTTTGTCCATCACCTTCTGCTTCGGCATTAGTGGACGTTTCATTTTGTTTGGAAACGCTGTCAAAACAAGCCAAACGCTCGGCATCAGTTGTGATTTTAGAACAGTCGTCTGTTGTAGCAGAAAACGCCGTTTGCCATGTTGTAAATAACAAGGGAAGAATAAATATCGGGGATAAACGCATAACTAAACTACCTCCAAGTTTTCTGAAACTTGGCATAGGCGTTTTATTCAGTCAATCAGCTTTGCTTAAAAGCAAACAAAAAACAAAACGAACTGTTATTATCTAGTGGGCGGGTAATTAAATCCTTAGTGCAGCAAGGGGTCATCGTTTATCCTGTAAACGGTTACGTTATCTAATGGGGGGGGTATTAAATTATCAGCCTTGATAAGCCATCAAATCTGCAAATGGTATAACCCCTAGATGAATGACCACAACCACTTTTACTCAAAAATGAGTAAAAGCCTTTTTTTCTTAAAAATCATAGTTTTAAAGAGATCGGTTAATCGAATTTTGGACGATCACCCTTGGGTTTTTCGGTATTTTCCGAAAAACTCCTTACCTCTTGTTCTTTTCTTCCATCCTTTTCATATTGATTGAACGTTCCTTGGCAAGAGCCGCGAGATAGGCCTGATCTAATTCAAGGAGGATTACTCGTTCCTCGCGATTAAGAATATTGCCGGTGAACTTTTCCCAATTAAACACATCCATGGGCTTTAACGGTTGCGGTCCGTTCTCACTGAAGTCGCGAAATCGGGTAATCTGCCAAAAACAGTCAAGGATATACTCGCCACCTACGACCTCTTCCATTTCTGGTACTGGTTGACTGAAGCGGATATTTCTTTCTCGACGTGTCTCGCCGTCAAAGTCCGGTGTGTTGTACCGGACTATGTAACGGATGTATTCGATCAGCTCGGTTTTGAGGGTCCCAAAAAATTTGCTAGGTTATTTGTAGCCTCCGTAACCTGTGAGAATATCCATTCTTGTTCTTTGAGGATTTTCAGCACATTGGCTTCAGTAAATTCTGGAACAGAGCCATTATACTTGTTCTTCCCCCAATCCCAACCAGCAACACAGGCAGCCGCTTTTCGGTATTCGTTAGCCACTGTATCCTTTGCTTTTAGCCGTTTATTTGCCTGTCTAAGCTCATAAATTTCATCAATGATTTGACGTTGCATAGCTTGGGCAGCGTGGCTATTCATTGATCGGATTTTGAACGTTACACCCACAGGTTCATAAGTATCAGGGTGGAGCAGCTCTAACGAGTAGAGCTGTTCATTATCAACGATTTTGCCTAAATCCATTACTCATTCCCCGCCGTTTGTTGCTGTGCAGTGGTTTTGAGCTGAGGAGGCACTACGATTTCAAGCTGGTTGTTTGCGATCGTGTAAGTTTCTGTGATGAAATCTTCCACGCCACCACCTGAACGCACCGGACCCGTGATAAGGCCCCGATTGTAAAACACCGAATTGGTATGGTTCTCATCCGGTGCATCATTCACTTCGCGTTTCGTCGCATACATATAGTTGTTACCTGCGATCTTACGTAACGCCTGCTGACCAGGGGCATCGGGCGTGTAAGCGACTTCCAAACTACCGCCACCGGCGTCTGTCACGCCTTTTGCTTTTTGTGTAACTGTGGTGTCAATCGTATCATATTTGATAATGTTGGTTGAACTGCCACTTTCCGGCAGCTTTCCGACCTCTTCGATTTTTGTCCACTCCAAAGCCTCAAACTGTTCTTTGGTGAGGTCACTAGGCTGTGGGGTAGTGCAGATATAGAACTTCCCGTTAGCATTCGCTCTTGCCATGGTATTTTCCTTTGTACTGTTTGTGGTAATAAAAAAGGCGGTAACAAGACCGCCTGAAGAATACTCAAAAAGGCTTGTGAGCCTTACGTATGCATACATTGATATTGAATGGTTACCGGTACTCTATAGCGATTTCCATCTTGCATAGCTGGTGCTATAGACGGTTTAGAATAGATGTCTACGATAACGTCATCTTCCTGCAATCTGGTTCCTTTCTTGAAATGTTCGACAACTTGACCAGCTCGCTTTAGAACCTCTATTTCGCCAATGTTCGACTGCCCTACAACCGTGACTTGCAATAAGCCTAAATGTTGTGTCGGGTCATCGGCTCCGATCAAGAAGTTGCGGTTGGTATTTGGAAGAAATCGTGCTTCCAGATAGGCATCATCCGGCGGTTCAAAAGGAACATTCGGATAAGCGATTTTCATTGTTCCGGATAAAATATCCAGATGTTTGAACAGAAGCTCTGGAATGGTACTTTCTAGCGTCATTTTTTACTGCATAGCCTTTGCTTTTGCGACTGAAACTGCATTAGCGACGTGTGCATCCCAATTTTGAGCGGATAAACGCACCATGCCTGCACCTGAATAGCTCCTGAACCCGTATTCAACTGGAAGAGCGTATGCTGCCGTATATGATGCATAGATTGTTTGCCCGATTTTAGAACCAGCGATAGCTAGGGCATACTGTGTCGGCATTCCATAGTTGTTTCTCGTTGCACCTTCAGACGGTACGTTATTTGGCCGTATTGGGGCAGGGGTGTTGAACTTAACGGTTAAGCTCGCACGTAAATAACCAGTATCAACCGGTGTACGATCAAGCATATCCTCAATTACGAATTGCGTTGCAGTCTGAAATACTGCTAACATCCGTGCCTTAGACTTCAAAACCCAATCATCTATTTGCGCTGTAAAGGAATGTTGCATAATGAATAAACTCGATCGAGAACTCCAATTGAAATTTCTCAAAGAATTGGAAGAAATGTATCCAGAAGCATATATTGCTTATAAGGAACCTTCACGTGAGACTGTGGTCAATTTAGTTTATTTAGCAGACCATGATCTTATTAAATGCGAAACTAGAACTGACGATAACGGCAGAATATCTATTATCAGTGCGAAAATAACCGCCGCGGGACTTGATTTTCTAGCTGATGACGGTGGGTTAACCGCTATCC